TATTTGTATTTTCTGTAACTCATAGTCAATCTTATAAAGATGACATTAGCGTTGTATTATATACAGCCGAGTTTATAAAGAATGATAATTTCTCTTTAAAGCCTTTTAAAGAACATAATACCTATATTTTTTATTTAAGCAAAGACAAAAAGATACACGCCAACGATAAGATAATGTACTTGCCTACTCTTTGTTTATTTAACAATGGGGAGCTTATCGAAAAAATAGAAGCTGGTATAGCTATGAAGCTTCCAGAAAGCACTACAGAAAGAATTCAAGAACATATAGAAGAACTATTACAAGACAAATTTTAAGCCTATGAAATATTTATTACTATTATTATTTACTCTAAACGCTCAAGCAGACATCTTTAAGGATGTTTTTAAGTATTCAACTATTTATGGAGCATATACACAAAGCAACTCTATTCAAGGAGATAAAACATTTTATGTAAGCCAAGATTCAGAGTTATTTGAAACTACAGTAAGAAACCCAGCAGATGAAATAAAAACATTTGGATTTAGAAAACTAGCACACTTTGGTTATGAAGATAAAGACAGATTCTATGATGGAGAAGAACAAAACAATTCTTTAAACTCTAACATAGGAAACGTAAAAGGATTAGAATACTTATTTGAATACCAAGAAGGAAGACAACAAGGCAGAGAGTTTGACAACCAACAATTCTTTGTAAGGTATTTAGCTAAATGGTGGCTTGTAAAGGCAGAATCACAAAGAAATGAACTAGTAGATATAAATTATAAATCTGCTGATGTACGCTTTAGAATACCTATTAGTAAAAAACTATCTATATCTATAGGCGCAATGTATAGAACGTATGACAAAGCTTATGGGCATAATCCAATCCAAAAGTATTTAGAGGAAAATGCTTGGTGGAATTTAAGCTACGATTATTTTAATCATACAGATGCACCTTATGAGTGGACTAATGTAATTACTGGAGAAACTGGCTATGATTATTTCTGGTATAATGATGATGGAGAGTTAATAAGCAATTCTGATTTAGATTATAGAAACAACATATATGGTAGATTAGTCAATCAATACAATAAAGAGCAATTAGCTTTAATTGGAGATTTTGCAGATTTATCTTCTGTAATCGGTTTAGACTTCTACCACTACAGAAAGAACTTCTGGGTTCACGCTTATGGAAACATATTACCTCATCATAAACTACAAAAAGGAGATGAAAGGTATTCTTACGGAAACTTTATAGGAGATGACAATTGGTTAGATTATTCTTTTGGTGGTGTGTTTGGTGTTAGACTAAATAAAAAACTAGGATTATTTGCAGAGGTAACTAATCAACGCTATTGGGATAGAGAGCTAAAAACAATTAAAGCTGGTATTAATTTTAAAATCTAATAAATGACAAAGAATTTTAGCAAAGAGGAGTTTGATTGCAATGATGGTAGCGAGATGCCTATAAACATATATCATAATATGGTAAAGGTTGCTAATCAATTACAAGTTTTAAGAGATGAACTAAAAAAGCCAATACATATTAATTCTGCATATAGGTCAGAAGACTATAACAAACAAATAGGTGGTGTTAAAAATTCACAACACATAATGGGTAGAGCAGCAGATATAGCTATTAAAGGAATGACACCTATAGAAGTATCTAAAGTTATTGAAAGACTTATAAGTAATGGAGATATGTTACAAGGTGGTATTGGTATATACTCTTCTTTTGTTCATTATGACATTAGGGGAGAAAGAAGAAGATGGGATTATTCTAAAAAATAAATTATGATATTAGGATTTAGCAATTTAATAGAAAAAGGTTTAATGTTAGGATGGGAATACTATCCAGCATTAGATGATGAAGACCATACAGAATTAAATATATATTTAGTTTTTATTTGTTTACACTTTAAATGGGATTATGAAGAAGAAATTTAAAGACACAAAAGTAGGTCAGTTTTTACTAAACAATGGTTCTGGCATTGTAAATACTCTAGGAGATGCATTACCTTCTAATGGCGTTTTAGGTATTGTTAAAGGACTTATAGACAAAGATGAGTCATTACCACCAGAAGATAAAGAAAAAGCCTTAAAACTACTAGAAATAGATATGGTAGAGATGCAAGAAGTTACTAAACGATGGGTAGCAGATTCTCAAGGCTCTAAACTAACACAAAATGTTAGACCTCTTACTTTAATTTTCTTAACTGTTGCTTTTGTGATTGGATGGTTTATACAAATAGAAGAACTTGAAGTGGTTAAAGAATTGTTAACCATAATTTTTTTAGCATATTATGGTGGAAGGTCTTACGAAAAAACCAGAAAGTAGCCAGATAAATTTGAATATTCTTCATATATCTTTATATTTCTAATTTAATATTTATAATAATTTTGTTATATATATTTATCTTTCTTTATATTTATTTATGTATATATTTATATAAAAATACTAATAATTAAAAAATGTTAAAGTTATTACTTTTTTTTTTAATAAAAAAATGCTATATTTAAACTATGAACATAGCAGTAAAAATAAGAAGACACGAAAATCAAACTGAATACTACGATTTAAAACTATCTACATACAAAGAAAGTATTGAAGGTAAATTTAGTAAAGAAGATTTACGTTACTTAATACAGCAGATAGACAACGAAATAATATAATGCCTAAAAAACCATCAAGAAAAAGTATAGTAAAAAAACTTGATACAGTATTTAGTCAATATATAAGAAGAAGATTTGCAGTAAATGAAATTGCTAAATGTGTTACTTGTGGTAAACAAGCACATTGGAAAGAGTTACAAGCTGGACACTTTATGAGTCGAAAGCATTACTCAACAAGGTGGGATGAAACAAATGTACAAGTTCAATGTAGTGGATGTAATGTATTTAGATACGGAGAACAATTTAAATTTGGAATGTATTTAGAAGATGCTTATGAAAAAGGTACTGCTGAAGGATTACAAAATAAAAGTAGAGAAATAGCAAAGTATAGCGATATACATTTAAAAGAAATGATAGAATATTACAATAAATTACTAACTAACTTAAAATAATTCTTGTTTTGTTTTGTTTTCTGAAAGGGGTTGACTTCGGTTAGCTCCTTTTTTTATTTTAAATTATTTTATAAACATAGTTGTTAATTAAATAAAAAGTATTATATTTACATATAACATTAAAACAAGACAAATATGTATTACATTATTACCACACAACAAGGAGACCAAATTAAAGAAACTGATTACTTTAAAGCATACAGATATTCTTTATTTAACAAATGTATTTTAGAACAACGTAATGGTTCTGGCGTTAGAGTAGAAATTAATAACTTTAGCAACTTATAATATGTCAGACAGAATACACGAAACAGTTAAAGACTTATACACTTTTAAAAATATGCAGATAGATGCATTACAAAAAGAACTATGTAGAGCAAACAAAAGAATAACTAATTTAGAAACATTTATATTTGAATTATGTGATGAGGATTGTCCAGAATCATATAAAGATATAGTAAAAAAAGAAGTACTAAATGACTTTACAAGAGATTAACTTTCATACTAACTATGAGCTATTAGCTAACTTATTGTTAGAGTTTAACAAAACTAAACCTAAAGAAGCTGATAAATATATGAAAGCATTAAGTGAAATGTATTTCTATATAAACTCAATGCACATAGAAAACCGAGAATTAAGACTAAACAACAGTAACATAAAACAAGAAATAAGAAAACAACAAATAGAGTTTTACAACTTTAAAAACAACGTAGAACAAATAATAGAATAATATGGAACAAACAGAAATTGTGTTTTTACTAATAGGAATACTTTTAGGAATGCAAATAACATTATTAATTAATCAAAACAAAAACAAATGAACAGAGACAAACTATTAGAATTGTACAACAAGTACGAACTTAATAAAGACGATGTATATAAACATCAGCATTATGTAATTATTACAAGAATGGGTATTGAAAAAATACAAGCCAAAGAAAAAATAAATATTAACTATGAGGTTATAAAATGCGAAACAAACTTTGCAGTATTTAAAGCCATTGCATTTATTAATAGTAAGCCTAGTACATTGATTGAAACTTTTGGGTCTGCATTAAAAGGTGGTTCATTTAAAGATGGCAATTGTAATACTTGGTATGTAGCAGAAATGGCTGAAAAAAGAGCATTATCAAGAGCAGTACTAAAACTAACTGGCTTTTATGAGTTAGGAGTATTTGGAGAAGACGAATCAGAAGATTTTAAAAAAGTAAATAAAGATAAATTAATAAACCTAAATAAATAATAATGGCAACACTAATCAATTTAAATTTAAATGTAGAAAAATTACCTAAAGAGAAATTTGTAAAAGGTAAGAAAGGAGTTTATTACAACTTTACAATAAGTGTAAACGATGATAATAACCAATTTGGACAAAACGTAACAGCATTTGATTCTCAAACAAAAGAAGAAAGAGAAGCTAAAAAACCTAAACTTTATTTAGGTAATGGTAGCACATTATGGACAGATGGCAAATCAGTTAAGCCACAGCAAGAAGCTCAACCACAAGACAACAACAATGTAGATTTACCATTTTAATATTTGGGAGGGTGTAAAAACCCTCCTTTTTTTATGACCGAAGAACAGAAAATGTTTATGCAGCTCTTGGAAGAAGAGTGTGTAATAAATACTAATGACATAGTAGAATATCCACCAGTAGCAATATCTATGGGAGAAACAACTATACAAACACTAAAAGGCTCAAAGACCTTACCAATACCATTAGGTACTTATGGTAACTTTAGTTTTGTACAAGCACCTCCTAAAACTAAAAAGACTTTCTTTATTAGTTTATTAGCTTCTGTATATTTAGGAAACAAAAACAAATTCGGTGGAGAGTTAAGAGGACACAGAAACAATAAATGTCTTATACACTTTGACACAGAACAAGGAAAGTTTCACGCTCAAAGAGTATTCCGTAGAGTTGTAGATATGAACCAAGAAACAGATTTAGGTTGCTATCACACTTTTGGTTTAAGAACAGTAGGATTTAAACACAGAGTAGAATTTATAGAATACTATTTAAAAGAAAAAATAGAAGAAGGTAAAGTAGGATTAGTAGTTATAGATGGAATCGCTGATTTAGTAGCAGATGTAAATAATTTAGAACAAAGCAACCACATCGCACAAAAACTAATGGAATGGTCGCAGAAGTTTAATTGTCATATTATTACAGTAATACATAGTAATTTTGGAACAGATAAACCTACTGGACATTTAGGAAGTTTTTTAGAAAAGAAAACAGAAACACAAATACAATTAGAAACAAACACAGTAAACAAGGATTGGATAACAGTTAAATGTAAACGAAGCAGAGGTTATGCATTTAAAACATTTAGCTTTAAAGTTAATGACATAGGTCTACCAGAGATAGTTGGAGATTTATATAATCCCTTAAAAGGTGTAAGTTTTTAGTATGACAGAATTTTTAGAAGCGTTAGGTAAATATCATAAAGAGTGGGTAAAATTAGCAAAGAATTTAGGTGCAAAAGATTATTCAGAAGATATAGTTCAAGAAGCCTATATTAAAATGACTAGGTATGCAAATAACAAAAATGTATATAACAATGGTAAGTTTAGTAAAGCTTATATGTATTTTGCAATTAGGTCTGTATTTATAGACTATATAAGAACAAAAAAAAATATACATAAGATACAAATAGAACAGTTTTACAAAGACAAAGACTTTAACGAGATTCCAGAAAAAGATATGCATAAGTTTACAGCTACTGATGAAATAAAAAAAGAAGAAGCGTTTTGGAGATTATGTGAGAAGATGGACAATGAGTTAGATGAGTGGCATTGGTACGACAAAAGTATTTATGAATTATATAGAGATACAGATTTAAGTATTAGAGGTTTATCAACTGAAACTAAAATAAGTCCAGTAAATATATTTCATACACTAAAAAAAGGGAAAGATAAAATAAGAGATAAATTTAGTGAAGACTACGAAGATTTTAAAAACGAAGATTATAATTTAATATGAAACCACCAAAAGACAAACGTACTAAAGAGTACAAAGAATGGAAAGCAAATTACGATAAACAATCTAAAGGATTAGGAGACACCATTGCCAAGATAACTAAAGCTACTGGAATAGCTAAAGCTGTAAAGTTTATAGCTGGAGAAGATTGTGGCTGTAGTGAAAGACAGATTGCTCTTAACAAAGCATTTAGATATAAAAGACCAAAGTGTTTACTAGAAAGCGAATATGTTTATTTAAGAGAATGGTTTGCTAAAAATAGAACAAGAGTAAACCCATCAGAACAAAAACAATTATTAAAAATATACAACAGAGTATTTAATGATAAAAAAGTAATGACATCTTGTGGGAGTTGTATAAGAACTATAACTAATGAATTAAACTCTTTATATAAAACTTATGGAAATTAGACCACGCATTAACGGAAACAAAAAAGCAGCTTACGAGAATATAACCAAGAAAGAAACTAGAGTACTTGTTATAGGAGACTTACACGAGCCATTTTGTTTAGATGGATATTTAGAACATTGTCAAGAAACTTATGCAAAGTACAATTGTAATAGAGTTGTATTTATAGGAGATGTGATTGACAATCATTATAGTTCTTACCACGAGTCAGATGCAGATGGTCTTGGAGGAGGTCAAGAATTAGAACTTGCAATAAGTAAAATAGCTAAATGGTATCAAGCATTTCCTAAAGCTAACGTAACAATCGGAAATCACGATAGACTTATAATGCGTAAAGCACAAACAAGTGCAGTACCAAAGAAATGGATAAAGGCATACAAAGATGTGTTAGAAGTACCACAATGGAAGTTTGTTGATAGAGTTGTAATTGATGAAGTGCAGTATATACACGGAGAAGCTGGAACTGCTAGAATGAAATGCAGAGCAGATATGCAAAGCACTATTCAAGGACACTTACACACACAATGTTACACCGAATGGTATGTAGGTCAGAACTTTAAAGTCTTTGGTTCACAAGTAGGATGTGGCATAGATGCAACCTCTTACAGTATGGCTTACGCAAAGAGAGGAAAGAAACCAGCTATTGCTTGTGCAGTAGTGTTAGGAGGACATACAGTAATCAATGAACTAATGGAATTATGAAAAAAAAACAATACACAACTAAAGAAAGATTTAAAATACTAGAATCTACAGCAGCCACTTTATATGTAGCAATAGAAAAACTATCTAAAAGAATAGATGGTATTGATGAGTTTCTCACTAAAGCAACTAAAGACTTTAAAGATGAATGAAAAACTTACATTAGAATATATTAATAATGAATATAACTTGAATGCTTATTTAGTAAAAGATGAGTTTAGTTCTTATGATGCAGAATGCAAAGATTATATAATAGAAATTAAAAACAGAAGAAAGTACTATAAAGAAAAATTAATAGAAGCTAATAAGCTATTTGCTAATTATAATAAAGCTCAAATAAAAAACAAAGATTTCTTATATTTAGTTACAGATGAAAAAGGAGTTTATGTTTTTAATATAAGCAAAAATATAGAAGAAATAATAAACAAAAAATTAGTACCTATATCTTGTGAAGCAACAACAAAGTTTAAGAACGATAAGATTATAACAAAATACTCTTATATTTTAGAAGAAAAATTATGTAAAAAGATATAATTTATAAACAAAATTGTTTATATTTGCACAAAACAAAACAGAATGAAAAAAGAAGTAACAGTAGAATATGATAACATAGCATTAGTTGTTGTAGGAGAATATCAAAAAGGACAAGATGGTAGTTATATGTATCCAGATTTTAGTAGTGATTTTAATTGTTTTAAAGTGCTATGTGGAGGACAAGACATTATAGATATACTAGAACAAGAAGTAATTGATGAGTTAGAGAATCAAGCTATAGAAATAATTGAAGAACAATGGTAGTTTTATTTGATGCAGATAGTTTGGTTTATTCTTCTTGCTGTGGTGTTGATGACATACTAGATGAAGCTATAGGAAAGTTTGATGAGATATTTATGTCAATTGTAAATAGACTAGAAGAAACATACGAGATAGAAAGAGTAATTACTTTTAACAATAGCAAAGGTAATTTTAGAAAACTACTAGACCCAAACTACAAAGCAAACAGAAAGAAACAAGAACATCCTAAATTACTATTTGAGATGCACAAACATATAGCAGAGATATACTCTACTAAAAACTCTTATGGTGTAGAGACAGATGATTTAGTTGCTACGTATTGGAAAACACTAACAGACGAATTAGGACACAACAATGTAATAATAGTATCACTTGACAAGGATTATAAACAACTACCTTGCCTTATGTATAACTATCACTACAAACACCAAGAGATAATAGATATAAGTCCTTACAATGCTTTATATAACTTTTATGAGCAAATGATAGTAGGAGATAGCGCAGATAATGTAAACTACTGTAAGGGTTATGGAAAGGCTTATGCAAAGAGATTGTTTAAAGATTGTAACACACATTACCAATTTACTAAAAAGACATACGAACTATTTAAAACAATATACAAATCAAAAGCAAAGTTAAAATACATACAATGTTATAACCTTTTAAAATTAAGGACAGAATGAATATAGAATTTAAAAATAAAATAATAAAGGGTAATTGTTTTGATGTTTTAAAAAAACTAACAAAAAAAGATAATATAAAATTAGTATTAACTGACCCTCCTTATTTACATAACAAGGGAGGTGGTAAAACAAAAGGAACAGAAGGTAAAAGTAAAATCGCAAATAGCCCAATTTATAAATTTGATTCTTTTATGATGGAACAAATGAGTAGTTTTGAAGAAAAAGAAATCTATAATTTATTAAACGAATATAATAGAATAATGGATAAAATGAATTGCTTTATATTTTGTAACGATACTTTAATACCCTATTATACTATGTGGGCAATAAAAAATAAAAAAAAATTTACTCTTTTAACTTGGGAAAAACCTTTATCAATATTAAACAGAAATAGATTTAGTCAAAATTTAGAATATATTGTTAGAATATATGATGATGGAACTGCCTTAAATTTAATTGATTTAGAAAAATATCCTTATAAAAAAATTTATTATTCAAAAACTCAAAAAATAAACACTCCAAAACTAAAATTACACCCAACTCAAAAACCTATTAATTACTTAAAAGGAATAATAGAGTTATGCACTAATGAAGGAGATTTAGTTTTAGATACTTTTTTTGGAAGTGGCGTTACTGGTTTGGCTTGTTTAGAATTGAATAGAAATTTTATAGGAATAGAAATTACTGATAAATATTTTAAAATAAGTAACGAATTAATAAATAAAACTAAAAACCAAACACGATTATTTTAATGAGATGGTTTAAACCTTTAAAAAAAGATAAGCCTAACAAAAGACAAAAGGCAGCAAGAAGAAAGCAAAAGGAAAGGTTTATAGAGGAAGAAAGAAAACCTAAAGTAAAAAGAAACGGAGTTTTAATAAAAGACAAAAACAATGAGAGCAAGTCAACCACACTATGAAAACGGAAAAGGATATGATGTTATAGATTTCATCAAAGACTACAACTTAAACTTCAATAGAGGAAACATAATAAAGTACATAAGCAGAGCAGACAAGAAAGACCACGAACTAATGGATTTACTAAAAGCTAAAGACTATCTTGAAAGAGAGATTGAATATGTACGAAAACGAGGGACTCAAGAATGATATAATATATCAATTTTACTACATCACATTATACGACTACGAGAAAGGAACTGACCTAGAAGAATTAAGAATTATCTTATACGACTATGAAGACAAAGAAATGTACTTGGAATGTGAAGGAATAAATTTAGCAATAGAACAAATAGAATTTACACAATTAATACAAAATATAATAAATGACAACAAAAGAGATTAAAGAGTTAGTAGAAGGAGAGTTAGGTTATAGAATAAATGTAAACACAAGAAAAAGAAAGATAGTCTATGGAAGAGCTATATACTTTAAGATATGTAAAGACAGAACAAACCTATCCTTAAGTAGAATAGGAAAAACATTAAATCTTAACCACGCTACAGTTTTATATTGTATAAACAACATATTCCCTACATTTGAAATGTATAATCCTAAATATATGGAAATATACAATAGAATAATAGCAACAGAAGAATACATACCTAAACACCAAAAACTAAAGACACTACAAGAAGAACATAGAAAACTAGAGACAAGATTCAAATTCTTAAAAGAAATAAAAATAGACCCAAAGTTAAGACCTCTATTAGAAACAATACAAGAGATACCAGAAGACCAACTACACGAAGCAGAATATAGAATAAAAAGGGTTATTAATAGACTAAAAGAATATGAAGAATAAACATATAGAAACTGTGAATTCTTTAAGTGGTGGTAAGACTTCAAGTTACATAGCTGCAAATTACCCAGCAGATTATAATGTATTCGCATTAGTAAGAACAGAAGATAAAAGTTGTTTGTTTCCAGATTCAAAAATAAGACAACAAGTTAGTGATAGATTAGGAACTGATTTTATAGGTACATTAGAAGATGATATGATTATTTATACTATGTTAGATTTAGAGCAATTTATAGGCTCTAAAATTGATTGGGTTACTGGCAAAACATTTGATGAAATAATTATAAGAAAAGATAAAAAGTATTTACCTAATGTTACTCAAAGATTTTGTACAACTGAAATGAAATTAAAACCAATATTTAATTGGTGGCAAAATAAATTTAATGAACCAATAAAAATGAATATAGGTTATAGGGCAAATGAAGGAAGTAGGGCAAAAACAATGTTAAGTAAAACAACTAAAAATGGTTTTAGTACATTTAAAACTATTGTAGGTAAAAGAAAAACACAAAACAAGTGGGCAGACATAGAATGGCAAAAACCAATGTTTCCATTAATAAAAGACAATATTTATAAAGATAATATAGAAAAATACTGGAAAGATAAACCAGTAAGATTTGCTTATATGAATAATTGTATAGGCTGCTTTCATAGAACGCCAGTATTATTAAAACATATGAGCGATAAACACGCTAAAAAATATCAATGGTTTGTAAACGCAGAAGAAAATACTGGAAATAATGTTAGAACATTTAAAAATGGAATGAGCTATGAACAGATAAGAAATAGCTTAACACAAACTAAATTATTTGATGATGATTTTAATGATTGTGATTCTGGATATTGTGGAGTATAACAAAATAAAAGATATTACGTTATATAAAAAAACATTGAACTCAAAATACTTCAAATATGGATGGAAGAAGAAATAACGGAGGACACTCAAACGGAGGTAGAAAGCCTAAAGCAGAAGAGGTAAAGTTAATTGAAAGACTAACACCATTAGAACCACAAGCATATGCAGCTCTTAAAAAAGGAATAGAATCTGGAGAGTTTAAGTTTATACAAATGTTCTATCATTACTATGCTGGTAAACCAAGAGAAACAAAAGACATTACTCTAAACACCGAACAACCTTTATTTAATATTATTGATTAATGTTTGTAGTAACAACTGCAATTAAAAAACTTCTTAAACTAAAGAAACGTAAAAAGATAGTTCAAGGTGGAACATCTGCTGGTAAGACGTTTGGCATACTACCAATCCTCATAGATAGAGCTATAAGAACTCCTAACGTAGAAATAAGCGTAGTTAGTGAGTCTATACCACATTTACGTAGAGGTGCTTTAAAAGACTTCCTAAAGATTATGATGATGACCAATCGTTATAATGATATGCAGTATAATAAGTCAATGCTTAAGTATAAGTTTGCAAACGGAAGTTACATAGAGTTCTTTAGTGTTGAATCAGCAGACAAGTTAAGAGGAGCAAGAAGACACACACTATATGTAAACGAAGCTAACAACATTCCTTACGAAGCATACAACCAATTAGCAATAAGAACATCTGGAGAGATATGGATTGACTTCAACCCTACCTCATCATTCTGGGCACATACAGAACTACAAGGTAAAGATGATGCTGACTTTATTAAGCTAACGTATTTAGATAACGAAGCATTACCAGACACAATAGTAAAAGACATAGAGAAAGCTAAAGACAAAGCAAAGACATCTACCTATTGGAATAACTGGTGGAATGTATATGGACTAGGAGAGATAGGAAGTTTAGAAGGTGCTTGTATAAAAGATTGGAAGCCTATTGACTTACCAAACGAAGCAAGACTACTTTGTTACGGAATGGATTTTGGTTATACTAATGACCCTTCTACTTTAATAGCACTCTACAAATACAACAACTCATATATCTTTGATGAGGTCATCTATCAAAAAGGATTACTAAATAGTCAGATAAGCAACTTACTTAAAACACACCAAGCTAAAGAAATCATATATGCAGATTCAGCAGAACCTAAAAGTATTGCAGAGTTGTCAAGCTACGGTCATTTAATAATGCCAGTAAAAAAAGGTAAAGACTCAATAGTGTATGGTATCAACCTCATCAATCAAAACGAAATATATATAACTAATAGAAGTCATAACTTAATCAAAGAACTACAGAACTACATTTGGTTAAAGAACAAAGAAGGAGAAACACTTAACAAACCAATAGATGCTTTTAACCATTGTATAGATGCGATGAGGTATGCTATCACTTCACAATTAGAGAATCCTAATAAGGGTCAATATTACATTTACTAATAAAAGTTATTAATAATTTTGTTAATTAAATAATTAGTTATATATTGCAGTATAATTGTAACAAAGCATTTATAAAAAACAGAATATTATGACAATAGTAACAAGACAAGAATTTAGAAATTTAGAAGCAAAAAAAATTGGAGAATATCAATGGTATGTTAAAGGTGCTACCTTAAGCCAAGAAGTTGCTTTATATGAAAGAATAGCAAGGGATTTAAAAAAAATATACATAGTATCTAAATAATTAACAAGGGGTGTAAAAACCCCTTTAAAAACAAAACAATGAAAAAACTAAAACACTACTTAACATTAACATTATTCTCATTTGTATTATTAGTTGCAAGTGTAGTATTATTATCGCTTGAATCTATTATACATAACTTAATATTTTAGATATGGTAGAGGTAAAACAAAACGAAGTAATAGTAACAAAAAACAACACAACAAAAGTATATACACTAAAAGAATACACAGATAACATTTACTATAGAAAACTATATACAAGAATATATCAAATAATTTGTATCATAGCTACTATGTTTATTCCAGCAATAATGATTAACTTGTTTAAATGACAAGAAATGTAAGAGATGCTATTAGTTGGTGTTTTAAGAATGACATCAAGGTAATAGTAAAACCACTTACAAGAACAAGAAGACCAGAAGTTAAATTAGAGATACATAGACAAGGAAGAATACAAATCGGAAAAGAAACATACAGACAAGATAAAAAGCTAGGAGATAAGATACAAGAGTTATACTTATACCTACATAAGACATTAAGATAATTTTTAGTTGATAGTTAGTAAAAGAGGGTTGCTTTATACAAAGTAATCCTTTTTTCGTTTTATAAAAAACACTTTATGCAATTAGAAGTTTCTATACCTAGTACACTAAAAGAAGTCAAGTTAAAAGACTATCAAGATTTCTTACTTATAGAGAATCCTAGTAACGATGATTTACTTAAATGCATCCTCAACATAAACACAAAAGAGCTAGGCAAGATTAAAGACAAAGATGTAGACTACTTAATCAATCACATCAATAAACTATTTGACCAAGAACATAAGTTTATCCCTACGTTCAATTTAAATGGTGTTTCTTATGGTTTTATACCAAACCTAGATGAAATTACCTATGGAGAAAATAAAGACGTTACAAGCTATATAAATGAATGGGGTAATATGCATAAAGCAATGGCTGTATTATTTAGACCACTTAAACAAAAGCAAGGACATAAGTATCTAATAGAAGAATACGAAGGAAGCCACAAGTACAGCGAGGTAATGAAAGAGATGCCATTGAGTGTTGTATTAGGTGCTATGGTTTTTTTTTACAATTTAACCAACGAATTGCTGAACTATATACCGAACTATTTGGAGAAAGAACTAGCGAAGGAACAGACGATAGGTCTAGTTTCTCAAGAAAGTGGGGAAGCTATTCAGAACTATATACACTTGCTCAAGGAGACATTACAAGATTTAAAGAAGTTGCAAGACTTCCGTTACACCAATGTTTAATGTACTTGGCATTTGAAAAAGAAAAAGCAGAATTAGAAACAAGAATGATAAAACGTAAATCACAATAATATGCAAGGATTTTATAATCTATCCGAAAAGATAAGACAAACACTACAATTAGATGACTTTGTCAATACAGTTACCTATGGAGACATATACGATGTAGACTTAAACAAACAGACTATATTTCCACTATCACACTTTATGGTAAATAGTGCAACAATGCAAAGTAACGTATGGAACTTTAGTTTATCGCTATTATGTATGGATATAGTAGATGAGAGTAAAAACTTTGCAGATGGAATACCACAAGAGTTTAGAGGAAACAATAACGAGCAAGATGTATTCAATACACAACTAGCAGTAGCAAACAGATTACTAGAGTTATTATACAGAGGAGATTTATACGTAGACAAATATCAATTAGATGGAGACCCTACATTAGAACCTTTTGTAGATAGATTTGAAAACAAGTTAGCTGGATGGACAGTATCTTTTAATGTGCTAATACCTAATGATATGACTATATGTTAAAGAACTTACAAAAAGAATTACAGTCATTAGGGAGTTATGTAGTACAAGAATCAAGGAGAAACCTTACTAAAGGTGGGTATAAAAACAAAGGTCATAATGTAACAAGAGGATTATTTAATAGCATTGGCTATGATGAGGAAAACAAAAATGGTGTATATTCTATTGAGTGGTTTATGGATGAGTACGGAACATTTTTAGACAAAGGTGTAAAAGGTACTAAATCAAATTATATTGAAAATAAAAATTCTCCTTATAGTTATAAATCTAAAAAACCACCAATGCAACCTTTAGCTGATTGGGCAAAAAAAAGAAATATAAGATTAAGGCAATATAAAACAGTAGATGGAAAAAAAGTAGCAACTGGTAAATTTGCTAAAGGAAGTTATAAGACTATAGGGTTTATATTACAAAAAAGCATATTTGAAAAAGGCATTAAACCATCTTTCTTTTTTACTAAAGCATTTAATAGTGCATTTAAAAAATATCCTAAATTATTACAAGAAGCATTTGCACAAGACATAATAGACATATTTAAAAACAACAACAATGAGTAAAATTAACGTAAGAAGCCCTTACTTCGTAAATCTATCAACTGCTTTACTAACAAGCGCAAAACTTGAGATAAGAATATATCGAGGAGCAGCAGAAACAACTTGGCTAGGAAGTCCGCAATACACATTAACCTCAACAGCTATAAACGAAAAAGTAAACTTTGAAATAGCAGAGCTTATAAAAGACTATATCCCAGCAGCATTTAATGGAGTATATCCAAATAATTTAGATGCTACAGAAGATTATACTACAATGTATGTAGACTATAGAGTAACAGAAACTTTAAGTACTGGAGTACAATCCCCAGTTGTTACTTTAGGATTAAGAGCATTTTATGGATATGGATATTTTGAAGAAGGTGCAAACCCTCAACTATTGCAAGGCTACTTACAATCCAACACAACAATACTTAAACTACACGATGCTCCTATAAGAATACCAGTAGATAATGAAAACACAAACTCTGTTGTATTTCTATATCAAGGGCAACAAGTATATTCTTGGCTTCCTTATACGGGTCTAAAAATACAAGACCAAATTGTTTATGTTAGTAATGGTGTTAATGGTGCAGATAGCTTTGAAGAAAGAGTAGAGCTAGATGGAGGTACATTTGAAGATAATGCTTGTATTGACCAGTTTGAAGATGAGTTTGAGTTATTTCCAGTTGATGAGGTTTTAGTTAGTGGTGTTGAGGGATTGACAATAATTAAAATAGATAATATAGATGAATGTAAATACACACCTTACAAACTAACCTTTATAAATAAGTTTGGAGCATATCAAGACATCTGGATGTTTAAAAATTCAAGACTTGCAATGACTACTGAAAAAGACAAATACAAATCTAACATACTTAACAACGGAACATACGCAACATACAATGCACAAGTTAGGTTACTTACTAAAAACGCAAACCAAAGACTTACGCTAAATAGTGGCTATTATCCAGAAAGCAATAATGAAATATTTAAACAACTATTTTTAAGTGATAAAGTATGGATAGAATACAAAGAAAAAACATTAGCTGTAAATATTGAGAATAACAATATAGACTACAAAACAAGTCTTACTGATAGTTTAATAAACTACACAATAGATGTAAGCTTTGCATTTGATACTATAAACAATATAAGATAAATGAATTTAGAATTATATATAGATAATACAAGAGTTGATTTATTTAAAGATGAAGCAATTACTATTACAGATACTCAACAGAACATACGAGATATTGCTTTGGTATTTACTCCTTTTAGTCAGCAGTTTAATTTACCAGCATCCTCTACTAACAATAAGATATTTAAACACTATTATAACAATGATATAATAAATGGTTATGATGCTAGGTTTAGAGTTGATGCAATTATAAAACTTGATGGAGCAGATTATAAAGTAGGTAAAATTAGATTAGATTCTGTATCTATGAAAGACAACAAAGCACACGCTTATAAGGTGGTGTTCTTTGGTAATACTTCTAGCCTTAAAGATATATTCGGAGATGAAACTTTAAGTGCTTTAAATCCTTTAAATGCTTATGATATGGTTTTAAATAATAACGACCTTTTAAATGCCTTTACAGATGGTTTACAAAGTAGTGGATTAAAAGCTACTAATACTGGAAATAGAAATATTACTTTACCTTTAATTAGTTTGCAAGGGTATTATTTTTATGATTCGGCTTCATTACCTCAATTTCAAAACAATCTGCATAGCACATCATTTTTAGATTTACAAAAACAATTAAAACCAGCTATAAAATGCAAACGTATTATAGAAGCAATAGAAACGCAATACAATATAGAATTTAGTTTAGATTTTTTTGAAACAGCTTTATTTACGAATTTATACATATGGTTGCATAGAGAAAAGACACCAGTAACAGCCCCATTAACTCCTTCAAATTTAACTGCTACATCCTATGGTATTAATTTTGAGCAAAGGTCAAAAAAACTAACATTTGCAGATTTTACATATACTGGTAGTGGTACTGATTTTTTAACTAATAACCAATTAGTAGTAAGCGATGAGTATAATTATTCTATAAGATTAGTTCTTGACACAGATGCAGATAGAGATTTAGAAACTATAGCAAGAGATAAACTAACAAACGAGTTATTAGATTATCAAACAAGAATAACTCCAGCCACTAATTTTAATGTAACATTAAGAAATTTAAATAGTGGTACGTTATCCTCTAGAACTTATGACATAGAGTTTAGATTAAATTCTAATATAGGTGCTAGTTTTGATGCAGAAACTGTGCGTATAACAAGAACGCTAAAAGATGGAACTGGCGCAACTATTGGAGATTATTCTTATAATGCTTTTAGTTTATCTCAAAACGTATTTATACAAGACTATATACCTAATATGAAGGTGATTGACTTTATGACTACACTATTTAAAATGTATAATTTAACTGCATATACTAAAAGAGGTTCTAGTAAAATATTTGTAGAAACATTTGATGACTTTATGACTACTGGTAATTCTCACGATATATCTAAATACATAGTTGTAGATTCAAACACTATAGACAGACCAGTTCCATATTCAAGAATAAACTTTAATTATTCTCCATCTGTTACGCAAACATCTTTAAGATACTTAAACCAATTTAGTCAACAATTTGGAAACCTCAACTATTCTGCGCCAGATAAATACGATGGTCAAAGTTATGATATAAAAGTAGATGGGCAACGTAGTCAGTTAATAAACATAATTGATGAAAATGGAGATTTAACTGGTAATGTATTTGGGTGGTGGGTAGATGCAGATAGTAAACCTACGCTAGGTAGCCCTTATATGTTTTATAATCAATTAGTAGATTCTTCAACATACCCAGTTACTTCTGGTCAATACGCAACATATAACGCACCATCTAATGCTATTAGAAACCCACTAACTGGAGAAGCAGTACAATCATTAAATTTTGGTATAGAGTTCGATGAATATACTGGTGATTTAATTCAAAATACTTTGTTTAGCAGATTTTACTCTCAATACATAGTTAAGCTATTTGAAGAACAAGCAAGAGTTGTAAAGTTTACTGCGCAATTACCTTCATCAATAATTTTAAACTATGAACTAAATGATGTGTTTATTGTAAACGGACAAGAGTATTATATAAATAGCATAAGAACTAATTTACTAACTAACAAAAGTGAATTAGAATTAATAACCAAGCAAAGTGCTTACACACCAACTGTATTTATATGATAGTATTAAAATTATTAAACATAGATGAGTTTTACGGAGTTAGTGAAACAATAGAAATAGCAAAAGGCAAAAACAAAATGCCACAAACATTTAAAGAAGGATTTAAACAAGTAAAAAGACAAATAAAATGGCAGAAAAGTATATCTTAAATTTTGAAGCTAACACTTCTAAAGCTGTTAAAAGCGTAGATAAGTTAGATGATTCGATAAAGGACACTTCTAAAAACACACA